CCGTGCCCTGAAGCACTACTGCGAAGACGAGGAGGTATGCGGCATTGAACAGCTACAAGACGCCGACATCGCCCACCTGAAGGTCACCTTTGACCGCTACGACAAGGCGATTGAGTATGCGGGGATGCGCTTCCCCGGTGGGTACAACGCGCCGATCCGAACCAAAGATCATCCGACCAAGAGCCACGCTGTGCTGGCCAAAGAGGGCGACCAGATCAAGCTGATCCGCTTCGGTCAGCAAGGAGTGAAGGGCTCCCCAAAGACTGAGGGCGAGTCAGAGGCAGCGCGAAAGCGTCGTAAGTCCTTCATGGCTCGCCACGCCAAGAACATCAAAAAAGGAAAGATGTCAGCGGCGTACTGGTCAGCAAAAACGAAATGGTGATGGTATGGACAAACACATGAAAAAGTTGGTCAAGTACTACGCCCAAGCTGAGGGCTGTATTTCAAGAAAGAAGGCTCAAAAGCTAATTAAGAAAGCTGAAAAAGTTCACGCAAAAGCAGTCGAAAAACTAAACCAAAAATGATTTCTTCTCTGATTCTCAGCGTAATGCTGACAGCTAATCCTCCTGAATGGCATATGTCATGCAAGGACTGGAGTGCCCGTGTTTATTGGATCATGCGCGACGACAGATTGTCGAGAGTCGATAAACAACGGTTGATTATTTACTTACGGACCAAGGTTGTTGAATCATGTCCAATTCCCGGTCAAATGGCGACGATATTGAGGTCACCTTTTCCTGCACGGTAGGCACTATTCGCAATCTGCTTCAGTGCGTCGAAAAGTGCTATCAAACCTGGCCTGGGGGCCATCCGCAAGAGCAAGTCAATCTTGAAAATATGCGGGCAGGGCTCTACGTGATCCTTTACGACACGCTTCTTGAAAACGATTTGGTTTAACCGTGGAAGAGTTCATCGAAGATAACAACCTCTCACTGCAGGAAGAAGAGGCGTTGGCATTGCTGGCGATCATGGGTGTGATCGAGCTGGAGTTCAATCGTCTTCTTCCTCAAGTATTTGCTCAAGTACAAAACGGTCTATCTCCGATTGCATCGAGAGAAGAGGCTCTGCTTGAGTTGATCCCTGAGTTGCCACTCGACCCGTCGAAGGATCCAATCCAGCAGTCTGTTGAGAAACTTTTGACGAAATCATCGACGCTAGGTCTGGATCTAGCGTCAGGGCTATCAAACTCGCTAGTCCCTGCTCCAGTTGCTGCAGGCGTGTCAGCAGTACTAGTTGTAGAAGCAGCAGCGAGAACCCGAGGCTACATAGGATTACAAGCTCGGTCATTTTCAGATTCAATTTCAGGGGCCATTGAGGCGGGGCTATTTGATGATCAGAAACTATCTGATGTGAAAGCCTCTATGAAACGTAGCCTAAAAGTAACGCGGGCAAGGATAGAAACGATTCTGCTTACAGAGGCATACAGAGCTAGATACGAAGCTGCAAATACTTACTACGCACAGCAGGGTATTGAGTTGCTGTGGTACTACACCAGAGGAGATGAAAGAGTCTGTCCGCATTGCGCTGCCCAGGCTGGAAAACTATTCAGGCGCAATGCCATCAAGTTCCCGCGTCACTACAGGTGTGGCTGCGGTCTTTCGCCTTACAAAAAGAACATCTCTGACAAAACAAACAGGGCAATAGATAGGGAGCGTAGATTACATCGACGTGATGTTCTTCGGTACGCTAGAGACAAGGGTGTTCAGCTTAATGAAGGCCCTGCGGCTTTCGAGCACCTAAGGCCCATTAGCTACGGCAAAGATGCATAATTCACGCGAGGACGGCAGTTCCTACACATACAGAAGCAAGGCAGAAGCTGAGAAAGCGGGAGTGGCTTTGGGGCTCGAAGGATCGCATTCACATACAACTGAAGCGGGTGAAACCGTTTATATGCCTGGTCGCAATCACAAGGAATTCATGGAATCACAAGAGAAAAAGGCAGACGGTCGCAAAGTAAAAACGAAGTACCAGCAGGCTCGCGACGAGATGTATCGCAAGCGCCTGAAGGACATGTCTTACAGGAAGTACAGCGAGAAGAAAGCTGACCATCCGCCCTCCGCTCACAAAAAGGACAAGAAGAAGGGTCCCTACATGGATGGTGTGCAA